GAGCACCCTGATTGGTGCAGTCGATACGACTGGTCGCCCTATCTATAACGCCATTCAGCCTTGGAACGCAGCTGGTGAGTCACGCCCAACATCGATCAAGGGAAATGTTCTCGGACTTGACCTCTATGTCGATAAGAATGTAACCGCTGGTCTCGTTGATGAATCTGCGTTCATCATCGCTCCTGAGACAGTTCAGTGGTGGGAATCAGCACAGGCTTACTTCTCAGTCAATGTCGTTTCAAGCATGAGCGTTCAGACTGCGATCTACGGCTACGGCGCAGGTAAGGTCTTGATCCCAGCTGGCGTACGCCGCTTCAACCTCACCTGATAACTATCCGCGAGCGGTTTGGTCGCCCTTGCCGCTCTCGGTCTAACTACGAAAGGAGATCCTGACATGGCCGCTACTTATGTGACCGCTGCCGAGCTCAAAACGACGCTTGGAATCGGAACGCTTTACGACTCAACTGATGCCGTAGAGACAGTCTGCCAAACTGCTCAGGATCTCCTTAATCAGTACCTTTGGTTTAACTCTTATCCGGTTGTCGGTGTCGCCATTTACAATAATGTCGGCTACGCGATCCTTTCAGTTCAGGTTGGCTTTACAACTGGTCAGACAATCACGCTGACAAATTGTGGATCGACTTACAATGGATCGCATACGATCACGGCAACATGGCCTTGGACTAACGGCAGCGGATCATTCCCGTTCTTCCCATTCTTTCCATGGTCTCAATACAATTTTCCACGCGGTTATGAGATCGTTCAATTCAATCTCACTGCCGCCAATGACAATTATCATTTAATCGTGCCGTACGGCTCAGCTGCCGGTATCGATACTAAAGACACCTCATACGCGACCACGCCAGCCATCCGCGAAGCTGCTCTTATGCTCGCCGTTGATATTTGGCAAGCCCGTCAACAGTCCTCAATCGGCGGCGTATCCCCTGACTTTTCTCCGTCGCCTTATCGCATGGGTAATACCCTTATGGCGCGTGTACGAGGCCTTATAGCCCCTTATACGAGCCCTAGAAGCATGGTGGGCTAATGGTTGCTATTACCGCCCTTCGCTCAACTTTAGCCACGGCCTTATCGAATGATGGGGTCTGGTCGGTCTTTTCCTTTCCACCGGCCAGCCCTATCGCCAATTCAGTAATTATCTCACCGGACGATCCCTACATCGATCCTCAAAATAACCAATACAACTCAATTTCGCCTCAAGCTAATTTTCGGATCACGATGATCGTGCCGCTATTCGACAACAATGGAAACTTGATCGACATCGAGAATTTCATTGTGGCCGTATTTGGCAAGCTCGCAAATTCGGGTCTGAATATTAAAGTGCAAAGCGTTTCAGCTCCGACCGTTAGCCCAAACGAAACTGGTCAAATGCTGATGTCAGAAATGTCGATCTCAATCCTCTCAAGTTGGAGCTAACCATGGACTACACAACCGAAGAATTGCGTTTCCTGACTCTCATCGGTCAGGTCGTATCAGGAGCAGCCTCGGCCGCACCTGCTAAAGCTGCCGCACCCGTGGCAGAACCAGTAACACCATCAACAGACACAACGAAAGCCGAGGCATAACAAATGGCAATTTTTTACCAAAATAATGCCGGATTTAAGATCTCAACAGATGGCACAACCTATGTTGATCTTACCGACCATGTAACTTCTCTTACCATCAACCGTCAGTTCGATGAGCTCGATGTAACCGCTATGGGCGCTACTGGCCACTCATTCATCGCAGGTTTGGAATCTTCAACCATTTCGGTTGATTTCCTTAACGATGATGCAACTGCTCAGGTTATGACAACTCTTAACGCTCTCGTAGGTACTAATGCGAAGTTCAAGATCTTGCAGACCACAACTCCCGGCACTCCTTCAACTGGCACAGTTTCAGCTACAAATCCTCTTTATAGCGGACTCGTTCTCGTTAATAAGATCACTCCAGTTGCCGGCAAGGTAGGAGATGTAGCAGTTCAGACTCTTACATTTACGGTTTCAGGAGCGATTACCGTCGCTACAACCGGTACTTGGTAACCAACTAACAAAGGAAGCAATATGGCAAAGCTAGTAATCACAAGGGCGAATGGCGATGTATCAGAGCACAAGCTCACACCGTCGATTGAATACGCTTTCGAGCAATACGCAAAAAAGGGTTTTGCTCGCGCCTTTGCAGAAGATCAAAAACAAAGTGACATCTATTGGCTTGCTTGGAAATGCCTGAGCAAAACTGAAGATCTACCTTTGTTTGGAGAAAAGTTCATTGACACTTTGGCCAAGGTCGAAGTGTTGGATGATTCCAACCCAAACTAATTGAGCGCAGTTCCCTGACCCATCTGATAGCAACGCTGGCAGTAAGAACGGGAATTGCGCCTAGGGAATTTATAGAAATGGATGCTGAGATGATCAACGCGATCATTGAGGTATTTCAAACGGATGCTAGGGAGGCCGAACTTGCCAGTCGAAATAAAAGGCCTCGCTGAAACTCTTACTGCCATGCGTAAGTTTGAGCCGGATTTAGCCAAGAATCTTAATAAAGAGGTTCGAGCAGCTCTCACGCCTATCCAAAAGCAAGCGCAAGGTTATATACCTAATTCCGTGCCGGGATTATCTAATTGGATGCTTAAAACTAAAAGCAAAAAGATCACTAAAGAAACTTCAGCTTTTGCTAAAGGCAAGTTTCCAAAATTCAATGGTGCGCTTGTCCGCCGTGGTATCAAGATTTATATTGGTAAAACAACACCGAACAATAAGGGCTTTGTCACTTTTTATCGTTTGGTCAATGAGACGGCTGCCGGTGCAATTATGGAAACATCTGGTCGCGCCCATGGTGAATCTCGACGCCAATATCGATCTAATAATCCTGAAGCTGGCCGTCATTTTATGAATTCTCAGCCGGGAAAATTAAAAGGCGATGGACTAAAAAAAGGTCGTTTAATCTACAGAGCGTGGGATGAAGATCAAGGCAAAGCTTTGGCTAATGTAATGAAAGCCCTTGATACAACGATCGTCCAATTTCGCCGGCGCGCTGACTCTCAAGTATTTAGGGATGCAGCATGAGCGCAACTACAAAGATCGCTATTGATTTTGTCACCGAATATAAAGGCCGTCAAAATCTTGTTAATGCCCAAAAAGATTTCAACGCCATGGAAACCGGTCTTAAAAAACTGGGTAAAACTCTTGCTGAAGTTTTTGCCGTTGAAAAATTGGTCGCTTTTGGCCGTGCAGCTGCCGATGCTTTTGCGGCCGATCAAAAGTCAGCTGCTCTCTTAGCCAATACTCTGAGCAACCTTGGGCAATCTTTTGCCGATGTACCCGTTGAAAAATTTATTACTAACCTTTCCGAATTGAATGGTATTGCCAAGACTGATCTTCGTAACGCTTTCGATACTTTAGTTCGATCGACTGGTAACGCGTCTAAAGCTCAAGAGCTTCTTAGCCTTGGCCTCGATGTATCTGCCGGTACAGGTAAAGACCTTTCGTTGGTCTCCACGGCTCTTTCTAAAGCATACGCCGGTAACTTTGCAGCGATTTCTAAATTAGGCGCAGGAATTACCGCTGCCGAACTTAAAGCGAAAGATTTCACGGCTATTCAAAAACATCTTGCAAGCGTATTCGCTGGCGATGCTTCAACCGCGGCTGATACTTTTGCAGGAAAAATGGCTCGCCTTAAAACATCATTTGAAGAATTTAAGATAACAATCGGTGCTGGCATAGCGGATGCTTTTGCCAATCTCGCCAATAGTTCAGATTTGCAACAATTTCAAAAAACGATGGATACCGTGGCTAACGATGTCGCTAATATCCTTCGCGGCATAGGTTCGCTCGGAGCGGTCTTTGCGTCCATCAAGCTTCCAAGTTGGTTAACCAAACTTATCGATCCAACAAATTTTGGTATTCTCGGATTTCTAAAACAACGCGGTGAACAATCAAAAGCCGCCGCAGATGCCGCTGCCGCAGCTGCTCGCCTTAAGGTGGCTCAAGGGCCTTACAAAGAAGGCTATACATCCACGACGGATCATCAGAAATATATGGCGGCACAGGCTCAAATTCTTGCCGCTAAAAAGGCACAACTGGCGATCGATAATGCTGCCAAAAAGGCCGCGGCTGACAAACTTGCTTTAGAGCGCGCATCGCTTTCGCTCAAACTTGCCGGTCAAACGACCGACTTACAAAACATCGAAATTCAAGCTGCGCTCCAACGGGGTCAAACCGAGCAAGTAACCAATGTCCTTTTGTTGCAACGCGCCATTATTAACGGCAACGCCGATCAAGCCAACATCTTGTCTCAAGAAGTCCTCAAGGCCAATGGTCTCGTTATGGATGTCAATGGCAATATCTCATCACTAGCCAATGCCAAAAATCCTTTTGCCGATTGGCCACCTGCTTCCAAAGCGGCCATGGATCAATTAAAAGCCATTCAGGATGCTTTAGCGGCCATCAAAGATAAAACGGTCACTGTTACCGTAAATACGGTCTATTCAAGCAACGGAGTGCCCGTAGGGGCTCAGATATTGCCATCAAGTCAAGTGACAACAACTGCGGCTGGTACGACTGGTACAGGCGGCACATTGTTGCCTTCTGGCGCTATTGCTGGCGTAACGGATGCTCAAGGCAATAAGTTTTTTGCTCCGGCCGCAGGAGCACCAAGCATTTCAGGAATTGTTGATTTGCCTCCGACGGCCGTTGGCACTTCTTCATCGATGTTTAGCGCTAACCCCTATTCATCGCCATCTTATGCAGCCGCTAACCCAATCAATGTCACGGTTAATCTCAATGGCCAAGCAGTCGGAAATGCCATTACAAATGCTCAGGTAGATCAATCAGCTTCCGGCATTAACCCAACTTTCCAGCGCAGCGGCTACGGCTCGGGCGCGCTTCCATGGTGATTTAAATGTCCGCATATCCAGTTACCGTTACAACTCTTATCGACTTTGGTAACTCTCCAACCTTTCCAACCGGTACAAATGTCTTTACTTTGGACGATGCCACTAAAGGCCGATTAGATTTTAATTATCTTTCAACAGGCACATCCAATATTGTCGATGTCAGCTCTCAAGTTTCTCTCATTCAAATCGGTGGAGGATATCAACTACAACAAGATCAATTTCAAGCCAATGCTGGAATTGTGCGAATTTACGATCCTAACGGTTGGTGGAATCCACAAAACATTGCGTCTCCTTATTACGGCTATTTAACACCTAATAAAAAAATTACGATTCAAACCACCTATGCCGGAACGACTAGACCTCTTTTTGCAGGATATATCAACGCTTATCAGTATTCATTTCCAACCACTATGAGTGTTGGTTATGTAGATTTACAAGTATCGGATGCTTTCCGACTTTTTGCCATGTCATCAATTTCCACTTTAACAGGTGGCACGGCAGGACAAACTACGGGTCAAAGAATCAATACCATCCTCGACAACCTTTCATTTCCGAGCAGCCTTCGAAATATTGATACAGGTGACAACCTTGTTCAAGCTGATCCGGGAACGCAGCGAACTGCGTTAAACGCGATGAAAAATGTGGAATTCGCCGAACAAGGGGCATTTTTTATTGAATCCAACGGTTACGCCACATTCAAAAGCCGTACAAATGTGACCAAAACCAACGGCGCAGCTCCAATTACCTATTTTTCCAATGACGGCACGGCGATTACTTATGCAGGAATTACCTTCGCCCATGACGACAAGCTCATCGTCAATCAATGTTCGGTGACAAACATCGGTGGTACGGCTCAAAACTTCTCGGCGGCGGCTTCGATCGCCCAGTATTTTCCTCACACCGTCCAGCAAACCCAAGTGGTCGGATATTCGGATTCAGATGCTCTAAATGTGGCTCGAATTTATGTCCAAACTCGTAAAGATACGACCATCCGAATCGACCAAATTAGCCTAGACCTCACCACGCCTAATTACGCCGCTGGCGTCTTAGCCGCCCTTACCCTTGATTATTTTTCGACGGTTAGCATTAAAAATGTGCAAACAAACGGGTCAACCATCCAGAAGACCTTGCAGGTCATGGGTAGCAATTACAAAATAACACCAAACTTGTTCGACATTTCCTTTACAACCTCAGAACCGATCGTCGATGGCTTTATCCTTTCTTCAACTTTATACGGCGTTTTAGATACTTCAACACTCGGATGGTAAGGAGCTAGAAAATGGCAGTCGGATTTCCTACAAAGGCAAACTGGGCGGCGGGTGATGTCCTTACCGCCGCGCAAATGGATGACCTTGCTGGCACGGTCAATTTATTGCAAAATTCCGCTTACCCAATAATGGGCGGAAAAAATGCATTAATCAATGGCGGCTTCGATATTTGGCAACGAGGCACAACTTCATCCACAAGCGGAGTTTTTCTTGCCGATCGATGGTATGACTATATGGCAACGGGAACGGGAACTTATTCTCAGGAAAGCACAACAGTTCCATCCGGATCTCGATATGCAATTAAATTTACTGCATCAGCAAGTGCCACTCCGCAAATTCTTCAAGCTATTGAAACTGCTAATGCGATTCAATTTGCTGGCAAAATTGTTAATCTTTCGGGGCAATTTGCCGCCAGCACTTCAACGCAAATTAACCTAATTCTGGAATATTCAACAACGGTTGATAATGCTTTACTTGGTACTTGGACGCAAATTGCGGCTTCCTCCGGTACACCTAATGCGACTCCAACTTCTACCACTTATGTCCAGGCAACAGCCACATATTCAATCCCATCCACGGCAAAATCTTTGCGTGTAACCATTTCACCCAATGCCGCTATTGCTAATACCGTAAGCGTTTATTATGGTCAGATACAATTAGAATTGGGTTCAACCGCAACAACCTTTGCGCGTTCCGGTGGAAATATTCAAGGCGAACTTGCCGCTTGTCAACGATATTATGCAAGATTTGCTGGCGGTGCAATTTATTCCATGTATGGAAACGGGTATGCAACAAGTGCCACCAATTTGATGAATTTAATAAAAATACCGCAAACTATGAGAGTCACTCCAACCGCAGTAGACTATGCAAATTTATATGCTACAAACATCGCTACAAGTAATACTGTAAGTGCTGTCACTCTTAGTGCGTCTTATATTGGCCCAGATTACATTGGAGTAAATGCAACAACAACAACAGGATTAATTGCTGGAAACGTTTATTCTTTAGTAAATGGAAATAATATTGCTGGTTATATCGGATTTAGTGCGGAGTTATAATGAAAAATATATCAATAATTAAAGATGTAGAAGGAAATGAATTTGTTATCATTGATAAAGGCAACGAAGAATTTACTTCAATGTCCAAATTAGTTTATGACACATTTTCAGCCAATTCGATGGATTTTTCGGAAGCTGAAAATCCAAAGAAGTGATTTCAGATATTGCTCTAAAAGAAGTCGGCTATACTGAAAGCGCCAATAACGCCAATAAGTATTCAGCCGAACTCAAGCGACCAGCCGAAAGTTGGTGCGCCGATTTTGTTTCATGGTGCGCGATTAAAGCTGGTGAAACGGTGCTTAACTCCCCTAGCGTTCAAGCATGGTTTGAATGGGCTAAGGCCAAAAATTACCTCGTACCGGTGGCAACATCTAAGAAAAACGACTTACTGCTCTTTTCGTGGAGCGGTACTCAGCTCGAACATATTGGAATCAACCTCGGTTGGAATCCCAATACGCACCTATTCGATACCGTCGAAGGCAACACCTCAGGTAATAACACGGGATCACAGGCAAACGGCGACTGCGTAGCAATCAAGCATCGTCCACCTAGTTGCATCAAGTATGCAATTCGTATCCCTTGGAGAAATCAATGAAAAACCTTAACTACAAACAAATCAGCATGGCGGTCACTGGCCTACTCGTTACATGGCAAGCCACCAATTTCTCACTTAATTACCGCGCCGTGTTGTCAGCGATCATCGCATCAGGTCTTGCTGGAGCGAACACTCAGAAGAAGGCGTAGTTTGAACGGTGAGTGCATGGTTGAACTTCGCTGGATTAGTTATTGCCGCTGCCATATCGGGCTATGCGGCTTACATGGCATCCAAAGCGGAGAAGAATTCACGACCCGTCAGTAACGGGTTCACCAACTATGTGCTCACCGATCTACGCGAAATCAGAAAGAGCTTGCTCAATCATCTGATCAGCCATGATTCCTTAACCCGTCCAGTAACGCCGCCGGAGTCTGAGGCAGACTGCGGTTGATCTTTGTGGCTGGCTGGCGTAAATAATCTTTATTGGCCTCAAACATGGCAAAAGCTGCATCGACCTTGGCTTTCATGGCAAACATATCGTTACCTCGCAAAAGGATTTCGAATTCGATGTTTTGCTGGTTGTTTGATTCTCTTAAAAAGGTCTCGGAAACGATCAATAGATCGCCTTCATTCGGCACTCTCGGATCTTCGCCAAACCCATAGAGCTTGAGGCGGCTTACTTGCTTACTGTGGCTAGTCACGCTGGTTCTAGCGGTGGGGTTACTCACTATCTGCCCTTTTCAGTCGGCCGATCGGCGTGTCGTAACGCTCAGGTTATTGACTGCATCCTCACAGTTCCCTTACCGTAATGTCACACCGTTTAGGCGGGGGCAAAATTAGATAATGTAAATGGATGATCGGTCAATCGCCGAATAATCCGTCTGTCTACATTATGTAAAGTAAATCGCCCTTGATCTAAACCTTACCAGTAAGGGCGACAAATGATCCAAGAGTTAATCCTTCTCCTACTAACTGTCGGTTTCACCGCTTTTGTAGGGATGTTACACGGCTACAAAAAAGGCTATGGAGATGGCAAGCGCGCAGGTTACTTCCGCGCACATTCCGAGAAGGTCAGCCAATGATCCGCGAAGCTGCTCGCGGCATTTGGTGTGACTACTGCAAAGACCATTACGGCAAAGACCGTACCGGTCAATGGAATCTCAAGGCTATGAAACAAGCATGGGTAACAATCACCAGCGAATCTGAACGCGCTAAGGGCATCAAAAGAAGCTATTGCCGTGACTGTGCTGACCTCGTTACTCGATGGCATGACGGCAGCTTGTTCACGCTTAATGCTCAAGTAGAAGCTGCAAAGACTGGCGAGGTGCTAAATGTTTAACCTCGCAGATTATGAAACCGTCGAAGAACGCTTAGTTAAGTTTTGGAAGGATAACCCTGATGGTCGTATCGCTACGGAATTGGTGGAATGGGCTGCCGGACGCTTTATCGTCAAGGCTCTTATTTATCGTACAGAGGCAGATCCGCAAGCATGGGCTACTGGCCTCGCTTTCGAGCAGGTTACTGACCGCGGTGTTAATCAGACTTCTGCGCTGGAGAACTGCGAGACTTCTGCGATCGGTCGGGCGCTTGCAAACGCAGGTTATGCAAGCAAAGGCAAACGCGCCAGCCGCGAAGAAATGGTTAAGGTAGCCGCAGCCGAGAACGATTCACGGCTTGTTCAGGTAACGGCCAAGATCGATGCTGGATCGACCAATAACGGATGGGGTGAAACCTATGCCGCAAGTGAACCCATACCTTTAGGTAAAGGTGTAGAGATCGTTTCACAACAGATCAATTCACAACCCAATGAAAATGCGCCGACTTGTAATCACATGAACGGCAAAGCTACGCGTACCCTAAAAACGGGCGTTAGCAAGGCTGGAAAGCCCTATTACGGCTGGGTCTGCGCCTATCAGTCACACGATAAGTCCGGCCAATGTGATCCGATTTGGTATCGACAAGATCCAGTCAGCGGTGAATGGGTGAAACCATAATGGGATACGCCGAAGTCATCGATTACAACACCATGACTGCCACAATCCTCGAGGATGGCCAGCGTAAGTCCGCTCCCCTGCGTTTATGCGATGGATGCGCCATCTTTCGATCACCGTTCAATGGCGTGGATGTCGATCTGCAACCCTTGATGCGCGCTTTATGGTTTTGTGAGCACTGCAAGGTAGATCCGGACGCGACGGTGTCCGTTGATTAAGGTGAAACTGAGTTACGAGGAAGAAGTAACCGCGCATGAGGTCGGCTTTCTTAGGGCTAAGGAGCTGGCCTCAACCGCGAATCATCCAAGCCGTTATGACCGTGGGTTGAACTATCACGAATACATCACGCAGCTTGCTGAATCGGTTGGATCAGAGATCGCAGTGGCCAAATACTTTGATCTGACCGATTTCAAGCCGACGCATGGCACATTTAAAAGCCAGGCAGATGTCGGCTCACGCCTTGAAATCAAGTGGACGCGTTGGAAAGACGGCCATTTGATCATTCACCAATCTGACCGGATCGATGACATCGCCGTACTCGTTACTGACCGATCCCCTGTTTATTACCTCATGGGCTGGATTCCGATTAAGGAAGCAAAGGTGAGCCGTACCTATCGCCGTTCCGAAAAGAACTGGTGGATCAATCAGGCCGATTTACGGCCAATGGAAGATTTCCTAAGGAGTAACTATGCAGCTGCACTTGACGCTTAATTGCCGCGTTTGTAAGAAGAAGCGTTCACACATCGTCATCGAGGAGTTTGACCAATTACCGCCCAACACCTATTGCGTCCAATGTCAGGGATGTGGCGTTATGGGAGTCGAATTGATCAATATCGAGGAAGTGCCAAAATGACACGCCGTCTGAGCAGCACTTTTGCAAATGTGCTTGACAAGGTGCGTACGCTGGATCGTACGGGGCAGGCAGGAATTAACCCCAAAATGAGAGAATCACTCTTAAAACCCAAAGCGTTAAATCGTAAAATGGTAGTTAACGCTTTAATACTGGCAGTGCCTCTTGGCCTGATCTATGCCAATCCAGCCGCAGCTTCATCGCCCAATCAAGTCAATGCTTATCGCGTTTATGCCCATGAGCGAATCTTTGACTTTGATCAGTTCATCTGTTTTGACAGGTTAATGAATCGTGAAAGCCATTACAACGATCAAGCGATTAACGGCCATCATTACGGTCTAGCACAAGGCATATATAAACCATTGTTACGCATGAGCGGTTATCAACAGATCGACTGGGCAATTACCTACATCAATAGACGATATGGATCAATGTGCAAAGCATTGGCTCACAGTTACTCAAAAGGTTGGTACTAATCATGACAATGGCACAACGTAAGCATTATGGAACGGGTCAATGGCGCAAGGTACGCGCTTCAGTATTAGCAAGAGATGGTTACATCTGCGCTTATTGTGGACAAGAAGCTAACACGGTCGATCATGTGGTTGCACTCGCCAAGGGAGGTCAGCCCTATGACATGGAAAACTTGGTTGCTTGCTGCTCAAGGTGCAACTCACGCAAGAGAGACAAATCAGGTGCGTTTTTTTTGTCACAATCCGCTACCCCCCCTGTTTCATCAAGCGTTATCTCCCCTTTAACGCACTCAAGCGCGCCGATCTCACCCGTGGCGACCTTGAATGACTAAAACTTCAGCCGAACGCGTCCTAGCGCATCTTGAGCCGTTATTGGGATCTGAGAAAGCGCGTCTCCACTCTCCACTTTTGGAGACAAAAAACAAGGCGGATCAGGTAATCGAGCTAGCGGAAAAGATCGGGATGCCCTTACTGCCATGGCAAAAATGGGTTTGTCAGGATCTACTCAGCGTGGACGACGATGGGATGTTCATCAAGAAGTCCAGCCTTCTTTTGGTCGCCCGTCAGTCCGGTAAAACGCATTTGGCGCGGATGTTGATCTTGGCGCACCTCTATTGCTTTGATTCCAAGAATGTCTTAATGATGGCGCAGAACCGAGCGATGGCGTTGACCACTTTTCGAGAGATCGCCTTTATCGTTGAAGCGCATTCATTCTTAAAAGAAAAAACGCGCTCCATCCGGTTCGCCAATGGGTCTGAATCCATCGAACTGAAAAACGGTCATCGACTGGATGTTGTGGCGGCTACCCGTGACGGCTCCCGTGGTCGTACCGCCGATTTCCTCTACATCGATGAGCTGAGAGAAATCCAAGAAGATGCTTTTCGAGCTGCTACCCCGACTACCCGAGCGCGTCCAAACGCTCAGGCGCTCTTTACCTCAAACGCTGGCGATGCTTTCAGTACGGTTCTTAACAATATGCGCGAGAACGCACTGGCCAATCCTCCGCGCTCGTTTGGGTTCTATGAATACTCAGCCAATCCCTATACCAAAATCGATTTCTCCGAAAAGTTTTGGCGAAATGTGGCGATGGCCAATCCAGCACTGGGTCACACGATCACAAAAGAAGCTCTCGAAGAAGCGATCGGTACATCCTCACCGGAGGCGACTCGGACTGAGCTTCTCTGCCAATGGATCGACTCCCTTCAGTCTCCATGGCCGTATGGCGTCCTCGAAGCTACATCCGACAAGACTCTTAAGCTCTCTCAAGGCGTCTATACCGTTTTTGGGTTCGATGTATCCCCTAGTCGTAAGAATGCGTCGCTGGTCGCTGGCCAGTTGATGCCAGATGGCAAGATCGGTATCGGAATCCTTGAGATGTGGTCGAGCCAGTTGTCAGTGGACGATGTTAAGGTCGCCGCGGGGATCAAAAAATGGGCTGACCATTTCAACCCACGGCAGATTTGTTATGACAAATACGCCACGGCTTCGATCGCCGATCGCCTATCCCATGCTGGTCAAAACTGCGTGGACATCTCCGGATCTCAGTTCTATACCGCTTGCGCCGATTTCCTCGATGGTCTGGTCAATGACCGGATCGTCCATAACGGTCAAGATGAGTTCATCCAACAAATGAATAATGTGGCGGCTAAGACCAATGATTCCGGCTGGCGTATCGTCAAACGGCAGTCGGCTGGCGACATTTCAGCCCCTATTTCGGCGGCCATGATCGTCCATGAGCTGCTAAAGCCGCTTTCAGTACCTCAAATTATCGCTGGCTAATTCCAACGGCGTTCGGAAATGACTCCCTGCTCGTCAATGGAGATTCTGAACGCCTTTTTGGTTGGCAAGCTCACAATGAACCAAATTGGAAGCCAAAACCCGACCGTGACGACCGAAATTAGGAAATGAAGTATGTGGTTGACCTTACGGGTTGACCGCACATAAATGGCAAAAGGTTCTTGATCAAAAACCTCGTAATAGCCCAGAGAGACCTTTCGACGGGCATAGGCCTTCAATAATTCTTCGCGTTGGCTCGTTTCCATGGCCTAAAAGTACCACCGCGACATTTACCCAAAACAGGGGTTTTGATGCTTGACATTTGGGATCTTTCGCTCATGGGAATCCGTGAGCGTATCTTCGGTCAAAAAATCGATGCGCCAACCCCGAAAGCTGAAATTAAAGGTCAATACGCACCTGCCGTAATGGATCAGCCTTTTGGTAATTATTGGAACTCTACTTTTACAGGTGGTTACAACAATTACGCCAATTCAATTCTTCGACAAGATGCGATGGCAGTGCCAACTATTTCCCGTTGCAGAAATCTTCTTGCTGGAACAATCGCAACCATTCCCCTATCGACTTATGCAAAAGCCACTGGCGGCGAAATGCCCAACATGGTCTGGGTTGATCAACCAGATGAACGCCAGCCACGCGCAGTAACAATTTCTTGGACTGTTGATTCATTGTTGATGTATGGCGTCGCTTACTGGCGCGTATCTGAAGTTTACAAAGAAGATGGTCGTCCAGCTCGTTTCGAATGGGTTCAGAATGATCGTGTAACCGTCAAATACAATCAATGGAATACTGAAGTTGAGTATTACATGATCAACGGCGAAAAGTTGCCGATGTCTGGTCTTGGATCTCTCGTAACATTCCAAGCACTCGATCAAGGTTTGCTTTACAAAGCCCAGACAACTATTCGCGCAGCTCTTGATATTGAAAAAGCAGCTGCTATTGCTGCGCAGACTCCAATGGGTTCTGGATACATTAAGAACACCGGTGCAGATCTTCCTGATGCGCAAGTGCAAGGAATTCTTGCTGCATGGAAAGCCGCTCGTCAATCAAAGGGTACGGCTTACCTGACCAGCACACTAGATTTCAATCCAATATCGTTTGCACCAAAAGACATGATGTATAACGAGGCCAAGCAATACCTCGCAACAGAATTATCACGCGCTTGTAATGTTCCTGCATATCTTGTTGACGCCGAAACATTCCGCGGAATGACTTACCAAAACATTCTTGACGGCCGTAAAGAGTTTTTCGCTTACTCACTTGCTCCATATATCACCGCCATTGAAGATCGTTTGTCGATGGATGACATAACTCCGCGCGGACAAGTTATTCGATTCCAAGTCGATGAAACATTCTTGCGCGCTGATCCAACGGTTCGTTTGCAAGTTACCGAGCAGCTTCTCACTCTCGGTTTGATCGATCTTAATCAAGCAAAGGCCATGGAAGGTCTAGCACCTGATGGAAGTGGAGAAGTTAAATATGCAGCACCTAACATTTAGCAGCCCAATCGAAGCGGCGGATTCCGGCCGTCGCATCATTTCGGGCGTCGTTGTACCTTACGGCAAGGTCGGCAATACATCAGCTGGCCCTGTCATCTTTGAGCGCGGTTCAATACAAATCCCGAACACATCAAAAATAAAGTTGCTCGCGCAACATGAACAAACTGCCTCGGGTGTTATCGGTCGTGCTCAATCCCTTACCGATGGCGTCGATGCCATGTATGGCACATTCAAAGTCAGCGCATCACGCGATGGCGAAAATTATTTAATCAAAGCGGCAGAAGGTTTGCTCGATGGTCTTTCGGTGGGTGTTGATGTAATCGCATCACAACCTGGAAAAGACGGCAACCTTTATGTTCAAAAAGCAATTCTTCGTGAAGTTTCACTTGTTGAAACTCCTGCGTTCGCTGAAGCGGTAGTCACATCCGTCGCGGCTGCCGCTGGCGATGCAGATGACGCAGCCGAAGAAGCTCTTGAGGAAATGGAAGATCAAGAAATCCAAAAGATTTCCGATGCGGTCGATGCCCTGAAATCAATTCAGGTCGCTGAGAAGGCTTTGGAAGAAACCGAAACTACAACCGAAAGCGAGGCCACGATGTCCGAAGCGACACCAGCCGCAACAGCCGAGGCATCATCAGAGGCCTCACGCACAACCATCAAGGCATCAACGCCTTACATCTCATCAACCGTTCGCCATGGTATTACCTCAAAGGGTAAATACACAGAGCACAAGATCAAAGCTGCACTCGGTAACGAGGAGTCAAAGCTTTGGGTCGCAGCTTCAGAAGATCCTCAGTATCTCACCGCCGCAGACACCATGAGCACAAACCCTGCGTTCAACCCAATCCAGTACCTTTCAAACTTTGTATCTAACACAAACTTTGGTCGTCCTGCGATCGATGCAGTTAGCCGCGGCACACTTCCTGCCTCCGGTATGACAATCAATATCCCATCACTCGTCACATCAGCTGGCGGCGGATCATCAACCGCTCCAACAGTGGCATCAACCGCTGAATCAGCAGCACCTTCAGATACTCCAATGACTTCGGCTTACGAGTCAGTAACAGTCAATAAGTACGCTGGACAACAGACGATCTCACTCGAACTTCTCGAGCGTTCAGATCCAATCTTCTTCGATCAGCTTGCAATTCAGCTCGAGCGTGCATACTTGCTCGCAACTGACTCAGCACTTATCGGAATTCTTACATCTCAGGGTACTCAGGCATCTACAACTGCCGGAACTTCTGCCGGATTGATCTCCTACATCTCAACAGAAGCTCCAGCGGCTTATGCAGGATCTTCATACTTCGCATCAAACCTCGTCACCAACACAAATTGGTGGAGCACCCTGATTGGTGCAGTCGATACGACTGGTCGCCCTATCTATAACGCCATTCAGCCTTGGAACGCAGCTGGTGAGTCACGCCCAACATCGATCAAGGGAAATGTTCTCGGACTTGACCT